CTTCCCTCCATCTCCTTATTTTGCAAAGGTCTCAGTTATGGTTTTAAGCGTCTTCATCTTCTTGACCGAGGTATTATAAGAGCATCCGGCAGTGGTACTCAAATATAACTCAAAGTCTTGAACCACGGCAGGTGTGAGTTCTGTCAGATTGATGTCCTTGCGAGCGTACTTATAGGATAGAAACTCGCCAAAGTGTCTTCTAAGGACACTGTACTTCTGCAAGCTGTCTTGACTGATGGTATGACCAACACGCTGCCTGATGTCATCATTGAACTTATCGAACACAGGAAGGAAAGTAGTGTATTCTCTGTCTTTTCCGACAAAGTACGAACGGATCTTGTCCAACGACAGGGTTTCATCATTCTCAAACTTGTGGAAAATACTATTCAGTGTAGTGGAAATGGAGTCCAATGCGGCATTGACCGACAAGGCTTCGGTGGTGCGACCTTTAAGACGACTACCTGTGTTATTCCACAATGTTTTGTCCACGAAGATTTTTGTGGAACAGAAATTTGCCATCTCTCCATTCAGAAATACACGGAGCATAACAGGCGACTTCCCTTCTTTATTCTCATAGTTTGAGCGTAGGTAGAAGGATACCTTGAAATTCATTCTCATAATGCATCATTCTATAGTGTAGCACTCGGCTACAAAGTTACTATCTAAGCCATTGAAAAAGAAAGAATTGATGCTGTCAAATTGGTATTCAAAACCTCGTCACTGCTACATTTTTTGTTGCTACAATTTTTCTGTAGCACTATGTGTAGCAGAATATGACCGAAAGATGATTGTCAAAAGTGGATTTATGCCATCAGACAATAGGGCTATATACAAAGAAAAATCGTTGTAAAACCTTGATTTTACAACGATTATCTGCTTTTTGAAGGCTAATTTGAAGACCCTTGTGAAAACCTTCTGAAACCTTTCAGCGGAGAGAGAGGAAGCAAGACCCTGCTGTCATGTGATTTCGTTTGATACCAATTCTTTGTTTTTGCGGCTTTTTCAATATCATACTGTTTCACGAGCTTTCGTATCAGTATTATAAATTCGTGTACACTTTCGTGTGCGTCTGCTTCGTGCCCTTTATTCGTGTACATATCACAGCGAATCGAACTTGGCCATAGATTTTTCTTTCAACTCGTCCACGATCTTTGCGTAAGGCTTCATCGCCTCAAAGCTGGAGTGTCCAGTCCAGCGCATAATAACTTCTACCGGTATTCCGAGCTGTAAGGCTGTAACGACAAAAGTACGTCTCCCGACGTGTGTCGTCAGGAGATACCATTTCGGATAGACCTCTTCGTATCGTTGATTGCCCTTAAAGAAGACTATCCGTGTAGGCTCGTCAAGCCCCACAACCTGCCCCAGCGTCTTGAGGTGTGCGTTCATTTTCTCATTGGAGATAACGGGCAAAACCTTATCGCCTACTAAAAAAGTGAAAACGAGCGGCATACAATGGCAAAATACAGCAAAAAGATCGCAAGCAAGATAGTCGAGCTTATTAAGTCCGACACCTACACGATTGCAGAGGTTTGCCGGCAGGTCGGAATCTCTCACACTACGTATCACAAGTGGAAAGCGGAATACGAGGAATTTGCTCTTTCCATCGAAGAGGCGCACGAAGCCCGTATGCAGCTGTTCGTGCAGGAGGCGAAGAAGTCCCTAATGAAGAAGATACAAGGCTACGACGTGACCGAGACAAAGGTCGTAACCGTCCCGAACAAGAACGACCCGAACAGGCCTACGATCAAGGAGCAGACTACGACAAAGAAGCACTTCCAGCCCGATACGGCCGCGATAATCTTTACCCTGACGAACGGTGACCCCACGAGGTGGCGAAACCGACAGACGACCGAGGTCACAGGCAAGGACGGAAAAGAGCTGTTCCGTCAGATGTCGGACGAGGACTTAGACAAGGAAATATCCGACCTCGAAAAGAAGCTGGATCAATGAAATGACCCGTGGCGACAAGGTTAGATATATGCAAGCCCTGAGAGAACGGTTGGTGCGGCAATCCCGTACCGATCTTTTGCGTTTCACCCTTTCGACGATGCCGACCTTTGACCCGGCAGACTTCCACAAGTGGTACTATGGAGTGCTTACCAAGTTTGCCAACAAGGAGATAAAGAAGCTAATGGTATTCTTACCTCCTCAACATGGTAAACAAATATCTGACAATCAAGTAATTACAACTCCGACTGGAGTAAGGCGGCACGGAGATTTGGGGGTTGGGGATTACGTGTTTGGGCGTGATGGCTCTCCCGTTATGGTACAATGGGTCTCTCCTAAGACACAATCTGAGTATGTGGTAACATTTAGCGATGGTTCGCAGATTGAGTGCCACGGCAACCACGAGTGGGTCGTGCTCGACCGTTCGCAACATAAGGAGCGCAGGCTTGAGACGAAATATATAGCATCCCAGGCGATAGAATCCGGCATACCAAACAAGCGTGGACACAGATATAGGTTCCAAATTGACTCTAATGTGTGTGTGCAATTCACAGAAAGGGAAGTTGAAATAGATCCATACACCCTTGGGGCGTGGCTTGGTGATGGTAAGTCTTCTGATCCGGTTCTTCATGTCGGTTGTGGTGATTTACAAATAGTGGATAAAATACCATATCCGACAAGAGAGGGAAAGGGAACCACAGATCGGATCTTCTATATACATGGTCAAAGAAGCAAGTTTGCAAGATACAATCTCCTTAACAACAAGCATATCCCCGATGATTATATCTTCAATTCGGTTGAGGTTAGAAAGCAACTGATTGCAGGGCTTATAGACACGGATGGGTATGTTTACCCAAAGAATGGTCGAGTAACAATATCGAACACGGACAAGGATATTATCGATAAGGCTGCTTTTGTTCTTCGTTCTTTAGGGCAAAACGCGGTAATATCCAAGTTTGAGCCGAAAACAAGTAGTAGTGGAATCGAGGGTAAGAAAGTTTGCTACCAGCTCTGCTTTAATCCAACTACCGATTTCCCGACAGCTGTTCCGAGAAAGAAGATTGTGCGATTGGTGAAAAATAAACGCCGGGCTATTGTTTCTATCGAACGTAAGGGTGGGCTTGGATGGGGTAATTGCATTCAAGTGGAGGGGGGTATTTATCTCGTTGGAGATACGTTTATCCCCACTCACAATAGCGAGGGCTCTACAAGGCGTTTACCAGCCTTTCTCTTAGGGCAGAGACCAGATACAAGGGTCGCGGTAGTAAGCTATAGCGCGCCCAAGGCTCGCAAGTTCAATCGAGAGATACAACGCATCATTGACACTCCTGAGTATCAGGAGATATTCCCAGATACACACCTCAACTCGTCCAATGTAACGACTGTCGCTGGCTCGTGGCTACGAAACGCCGATGAGTGCGAGATTGTCGGGCACCTTGGCGGCTTCAAGACGGTTGGTGTTGGCGGTGCTTTGACGGGTGAACCGGTAGACGTCCTGATTATAGATGACATCTACAAGGACGCCAAATCGGCGTGGTCTTCAACAGTCAGGGAAAGCATATCGGATTGGTACGACACCGTGGCTGAGACACGTCTACACAATCACAGTCAGCAGCTCATTGTATTCACTCGCTGGCACGAAGATGACCTTGCCGGTACACTTCTAAGACAGCAGGGCGAATACCACCCAACGGACAATCCCAATGGCTGGGTTGTCGTGACGTATCAAGCCATCAAGCAGGGTGCACCGACTGAATACGACCCACGGCAGGAGGGCGAAGCCCTATGGGAGGAGCGGCACAGTCTCGAGAAGTTAGAAGCTATCAGGAAGCGTAATCCGCACGTCTTCGATAGTCTTTATCAGCAAGACCCGAAACCGCGCGAGGGTCTCATGTACGAAACGGGATTCTCCGAGTACACGATACGCCCTGCTACGCAATACTGCATCCGCAAGGCTTATGTAGACACGGCAGACACGGGGGCGGACTACCTCTGTGCCATCATCTACGACGAGACGGAAATCGGAAACTACCTTGTCGATGTGCTCTACACGCAGAAGCCGATGGAGTACACAGAGCCGGCTCTTGCCCGGATGCTAACGAAGCATCAGGTGAGAGAGTGCGTCGTGGAGAGCAACAACGGTGGTAGAGGGTTTCAGAGGGCTGTCGAAAAGCAGTGCCGCCTAATGGGCAACGCCGTGACGAAATTCAAGTGGTTCCATCAAACGGAAAATAAGGACGTGCGTATCAACGTAAACTCAGCAGCGGTACAGACCCTTACATTTATGCCACAGGGCTGGATAAGCCTGTTCCCCGAATTTGCGTCCGCTATTACGGGCTATATGAAGATCGGAAAGAACGCTCACGACGATGCGCCTGACGCCCTTACGGGAACTGTAGAAAAGAGAAAAGATAAGGCCACGGCGGATGTTGCAGGCCTTTTTGGGAGATAACACAAACACGAATACTACATGCCACCATTAGACCAAATCATTAAGTCACAATCCGCAGGCGAAGTTATTGCGGAGCTTAAGAAGCGACCCACTGGGCAGCCGGATTTACAGCGAGCCGAAAAGGCTCTGAATCCAAAACTGCACGACATCAACGACCCAACGATCCGCCCTGACAAGCGAGTGAAAGTAGACACGGACAACGGCGGAGAGAAAGTAATCGACACGGGTGCGGATGGAACAACGTACAGGATTGAAAAGGTCGCTCGTATTGCAGTAGCCTTGCAGAAGCTTATTATCAAACGCGCCGTTTCGTTCTGCTTCGGCAACCCACCGGCTTACAACGCAACACCCGAAAATGAGAAGCAGGAGATCGTGATGAAAGCACTAAATCGAGCGCTCCATGACAATAAGACGGCATCCCTAAACAGAAAAATCGGACGGCGAGTGTTCGGCTACAAAGAGTGTGCCGAGCTATGGTACGTGCAAGAAAAGAGCAAGGAGCATCAAGCGTACGGATTCCCGACGAGGTTCAAGCTCCGTTGCTCCTTGTGGTCACCGAAGAACGGCGACACGCTATACCCCTACTTCGATGAAACAGGCGATATGGTAGCCTTTTCGCGCGCCTTTTCGCGCAAGGTGGAGGGTAAAAAGGCTGTAGAGTACTTCGAGACCTACACAGATTCCGAGCACTGGCTTTGGGTAAACGGTTCCGGTGGGTACGAGGTTGTCGAGGGATATCCGAGGGAGGTTGCAATCGGCAAGATACCTGTCGCGTACGGACGTCAAGACGAGTTTGAGACAGAGGACGTGGATAAGTTGATTGACCGCTTGGAGAAGCTTCTGTCGAACTTCGCCGACACGAACGACTATCATGCAAGCCCGAAGATCGTCGCCAAGGGCGATATACGCGGATGGTCTCAGAAAGGTGAATCCGGCGCAGTTATCGAGGTGGACGAAAACGCGTCGGTGGACTATCTTTCTTGGCAGAACGCCCCGGAGAGCGTGAAACTGGAAATAGAAACGCTCCTGAAGTTGATCTACACTATTACACAGACGCCGGACATTAGTTTCGATAGCGTTAAGGGACTTGGGGCTATCAGTGGTGTGGCGTTGAAGCTCCTATTTATGGATGCGCACCTCAAGGTGCAGGACAAGAAAGAAATCTTCGATGACTATCTGCAACGTCGCGTGAACATCATAAAGGCGTTTATCGGGAAACTGAATCCGGAGCTTGAAGAGGATGCCGAGCTGCTGGAGGTTGAGCCTGAAATCATTCCGTATATGCTAACCAACGAGATTGACGAAATCAATACGTGGCTGGCCGCAAACGGAAATAAGCCCCTTGTATCTCAGAAAGCAAGTGTCAAGGGGGCTAACCTGACACAAGACCCGGAAAAGGATTTTGAGCAGATACAAGAGGAGGCAAACGCCGAAAATTCGTTCTCAATTGGTGAGCCGGTAATAGATGCATGAAAATGCAAATACGCGAATTTAACCCCGTTATATACCCATACAAGCTTTGGGTAGTAATCGGTGGGGCTCCATCTGAAATCCCGGATTCTTTTTTAGGGTATGACGGCAAAGAGATAGACAACATCAAGGACGGCGACTCGAACTTTGAAGCTTTTTCGATGCCTGTCATGGATAAGGGAAAGAACAGTTACGGGGTCGTTATTTACTTCGTTAGCAAAAAGGTAATGACGTGTTGTGCGATAGCACATGAATCGTCCCACGCCGCAAAATTCCTTTTCGAGCACATCGGGGCTGATATGAAAGAGCATGAGCCTTTTGAGTATGTCGTTGGGTGGATTGCCGATTGTTGCGAAAAATCGAGGAAAAATAAAGAGTGATCGTGGCAAAAAAGCAGAAAAAAAAGGCCTTTTCCTTTCAGGGTTTCGATCTTGCACACTACAAGACAACGGTAGCCTATACGCGCGCCGTGAACGCCCTGTTTGACAAAGCTACGAGCGAAATAGCGAGCGTGGCCAGCAAGCAGGACTACGACCCCGAAAAGCCTTTTTCTTTCGAGGATTTTCCCAAGACAAAGGCACAGCTGCAAAAAAGCCTGAGCGAGCTTACGCGGAAGATGCAGGCTGTCATTGAAGCAGGAGCGAGGCAGGAGTGGCTATTCGCTTGTCGAAAGAACGACGAGTTTCTTTCGTCCATTTTCGATACGACTAAGCTGCCGAAATCCGAGTTGGCAAAGATGCAAGACCGCAACCTCGACGCCCTAAAGTCGTTTCAGGGGCGAAAGGTCGGCAATATGGGGCTTTCTGACCGCGTGTGGAAGTATACCCAGCAATACAAAGAACAGATCGAAATCGGGCTTGATGTAGGACTTGGCGAGGGGCGGAGTGCGCAACAGCTATCAAGAGACTTACGACAGAACCTCAAAGACCCGGATCGCCTGTTTCGTCGCGTCCGTGATAAGCGAGGGAATCTACAGCTGTCAAAGGCCGCGAAAGCTTTTCGTCCAGGCATGGGCGTATACCGGTCGAGCTACAAGAACGCGATGCGGTTGGCGCGCTCGGAAATAAACATGGCCTACAGGGAATCGGATCATTTGCGCTGGCAACAGCTCGATTTCGTAGTCGGCTTCGAGGTGCGTAGGTCTAACCACGAGCCGCAGTTCGATTGTAAGCTCTGCAACAAGCTTGTAGGACGCTATCCCAAGACGTTCAAGTTCAAGGGATGGCATCCCCAATGTATGTGCGTCTGCATCCCTATTCTTGAGGACTTCTACAGCAAAGAGCGTTCCGACGATCGCAAGGAGCGTCTAAGGGCTGCTTTGAGAGGTGAGGAGCCGAAGAAATACACGTCAAAGGAGCTGGTGACGGAGTTTCCCGATGGGTTCCGCGAATGGGTAGCCGAGAACACAGAGAAGCAGGCAGGATGGGCATCTACACCTTACTTCATCAAGGATAACTTCGTAGGTGGAGACCTGTCTAAAGGCTTGATATACGCACCAAGCGTAACGCCGATTCAGCCGGCACCGCAGATTAAGGTTAATACGGAAAAGCAGAAAAGACACCTGAATCCGTTCGAGACAGAGATCGAAAAACTCGAAAACATCAAGGAGCTGACAGGCTGTAGCGAGCAGGAGGCAGAGGACTATAAAAAGGCCGTGAACGGCTTCTCGTTCGGCTGGGATTACGAAATACGATGCGAGCAGTCTGGAAGAAGATATAACCCTCGAAACGGGCACACGGTAGAAGAGGTTCAGAGGAAAGCGAAAGACCTCGAAGACTTTATCACAAAGTCCCCGAAATGGGACGGTGGTACTACGTTCCGCGGAATATCCATCCCGGATGAGGATCTTTTTGAGATACAGGAGAGGCTGAAGTCCGGCGAAACCTTAGACATGCTTGGTGCGGCTTCGTGGACGACTGATTTGTCAATCGCCACCGATTTCAGCGAAAAGAACCTGAACGACCGCGTTGTTAATGCCGTTATTTTCGTCTGTGAGAGCCAACCGATGGGTACGAGCATACGGCACCTTTCGAACTTCTTCGAGGAGCAGGAAGTTCTCGTTTCGTCTAAGTGTAAATACAAGCACAAAGATGCCGGTTGGTGGGAGTGGAAAGGCGGTAAATTATTTATACACCTTGTCCCAGATACGCAGGGATAAACCGAGTTTTGTACCCCTCGACGTTCTCGCGTAGCGTAGCCTCGCTCCCTTTGCAGAAAACAGAGAACAAAAGGGCGCGGAGGAGCAGAGGTAGCTCCGGATGGAATCCTGAAAGGCCAGCGGCTTTATATTGCTCCTCGGCGGACTTTGCGTATTCAGACGCCTGCTGATTGACAAACATTTTTTCTGCCTGCCAAAAGAACAGGGCACCCTTGACAGCGGCAAATTTTGCCCTGTTAAACTCTTCGCCGCCGTCGTAGAACCGACAATATCGGATTAACTGCTTCTTACCCATACACGCGCTTAAACTTTGTAATTACACCTTGTATGTCCCTTGGGAGATACTCCCACGCCTTGTCTTCTATCTGTTGAGGTATGCCGTAGTAGGCTTCTGCTATACCGCCTGTTATAGCGGCTATCGTGTCGCTATCCCCACCGATCGACACAGCGAGGCGAATAGCATCCTCAAAGCCGGTGCTTTCGAGGAAGCATGTAATAGCATGCGGAACAGTTACCTGGCAGGTTTCATTGAAAGTGTTTGTGCGTCTGATTCCATCACACGTTTTATTGAGATTGTATCCGTAATGCGTTTCGGCTATCCTTTTCACCCAATGTTTCCTCCCGTCTTGTGTCCTTTTCGAAAAGCGGGCAGAATCTATACACATTGCCACACACTCAGCACCCTTGATGCCCTCAGGGTGATTGTGTGTGCATTCGGCAGATTTGCGAGCATTAAAAATCACCTCATCCATTCGAGTAAGCCACCCACAGGGAGACACACGCATCGCAGAACCATTGCCGAAGCTGTTGTATAGTTGTGGGTTGTCTGATGCCACCCATTCGGCAAAGCGTCCACCATACCCACCCATAGGGTTAGGGTATTTCCTGCACCATTCGTGCAGCACCTTTCCGAAATCCTCGCCGCGCAAGATTGCATCAGCCACGGCTACCGTGCATATCGTGTCGTCGGTGTACGAGCATTCGGGCGTGAATAGCTCAAAATCCGTTCTATTGGTGTTGTTAAACTCAAATCGAGAGCCAACAATGTCTCCAATTATTGCTCCTAACATAGTTATTCTTTTTTTGGTTCCAATTTTATCTCAAGCCCCAACGCTTTACAGATGCGTTGGAGCATATTCACCGACATGCTACGTTTCCCACCCACCAGCTTGGTGTAGTAGCTGTAGTTTATGCCTGTTTCTCTCTGTATGTGTAGCTTCGAGAGCTTGAGCTGTGTGCGCCGCTCTTCGATGAGCTTGCCCAGCCGCATCTCGATACTATTGTCTTCCGCCTGTTGTTTCATTTTTTTGTGTTATATCAATAGCAAAGGTACAAAAAATGTTTCCCACTCATTTGAAGAACTGATGCTCCGACAGGGCTTTTGCGTTCTCCTTTTTGCCGACACGGATGTAGCGGAAAAAGGCTTGCTCCGTCTTATGCCCTGTTATAAGCATGATGCGCACAGTAGGGATGCCAGCGAGGTACGCATTTGTCGCAAACGACCTCCGTCCCGTGTGGCTTGAAACGAGCTTATATTTCGGGATAGATCGCCTGACAAATCGGGTGCCGCGAGTGTATTCGCACAGCACTTTTTCCGTTATGCCGGCTCTTCGGCAGAGCGTTTTCACGCACTTATTGAAGTTCGTTTGCGAGTCTTTATACTTGACTGCTCCACCGCGCTTAGATACGATTTCGCGTGCACGTCGGCGGAGTGGAATACAAACAAGCGCGCCCGTTTTGGACGTTCTAACTGTCAAGATATTGCCCTGTATATTGTCGTCTTGCAAGGCAACTAAGTCGGAGTACCTCAATCCCGTTTCGCATGCAAAGACGAACAGGTCGCGTATGATTGCGGACTTCTTGCTTAGTTTGAGGTTGTAGACTCGCTCTATCTCGTCATCGGAGAGCGCAACTGTCGTTACTTCCTCCTCTTTGAGCGGGAAGTCCTCGTAGTCGAGCCCGACCTGTATTCCCTCTTTGCGCATACGGTTCACACATGCTACTATTGTCTGTGCGATCTTGACAATAGTATTGTGTCTCAGATCGTGGTTTTGCCGCATATAGGCGAAAAAGCTCTCGATACATAGATAGTCGAAGTCTTTTCCCTCTATGTGGTGCCCTACATACTTCTCATACCTTTCAAGGTAACGTGCTGCGTTGCGCATGTTACCCTTGTGGTTAGACGAACACCTCCTACGCTCCGCGTAAGCGCGCAGGTAGGTGGTTATACGGGTGTTCATCTCAGTGAAAATAGCGTGTGCAATTCATCGCAGCATTTGCACGGGGAATAGGCGACTTCTTTCTCGTAAAAGTACCGGCCAAACCTGATGCCCCTTTCGCATAAGTTTGGAAATGCCGTCATATTTTTTTCTTGCGCAGTTGTGGCATCGCGCTCATCGCTCTTGTTTTTTTATTATTATTTTTGAAGACCCATCGGCGGCTTTCTTGTTTGCCGCCTTTGGGCACCCACCCCGCGACCTTAGATCAGACGGGGTGGGTTTTTATTTCAATAGCATTCAGCAAAAAGGGCTGTATAGTATTTCGAGTACTTCGTATTCTATACCATTCTCTAAGGCGTCTGCACATGAAAGAACTTTTTCTTTCACGTATTCTGCGAACTCGGTCTTGTACAACTCATTAGGGTTGTTATTCTCATCGAAGTAAATGCTTACATCTTCGTTGAGATCAGTCTTATCGTTGATAAAGTCGTAACGCGCATCTTCGATGGCGTCTTCTTCATTTACATACACGTAGCCGTAACGCCCCGTGTATACGAAGCATTCGTTGATGAATGCTTCGAACTCTTCATCACGAGCTTCTTCGAAAGCGCGATTGAGTTCAGTTCGAGTATCATCGTTCAGAACAATGAAGTCGGATATAATATCTACGCCTTCAATATCATTACCGTCCTCGTCGACTGTTCGATCCCAGCCGTTTCCCTCATAGTACTCGTCGAGGGAGATGGTTTTGTATTCTGTTACGTCCATCTTGTTTGAAGAGCATGCTTCGATGCTCTCTTTAAGAAGATTTCTGAAGAATGAAACAATCTCTACATAAATAACTGAGTTGATACTTGCAGTTGTCATGATCATTGTTGCGCGGTGTTTTCGTCTTGCGCCCTTGACGTCTTGTTTGTTATCTCTTTACACTGCAAAGATGAGAAATATATTTTGCATACAAACAATCTTTTGCGGACTTTTTTGAAGAAAATTCAAGAAAACGGTGTAAGTGGTTGATTCATAGGCGAATAATTTTTTATTCGGGTGCGAAAAATTTTTCGTTTGGGTGCAAAAAAAGAGGTCTACCTTTCGATAGACCTCTTCGATGGACGTGCTGCCGCTCAAATTGGCGGTGGTTTCGTCGCATTTAGAATTTTAATTCCTGCGCGGTGCAACGCCAAAGATCGCAATCCTCAAATCTCTGTCATGTCTTTTGCTGACATATTATCTTCAATAGACAGGATGACAAACTCCTGTAGGGCTTTTTCCATCCCACCGTAGCAGCCCTGAAACTTTTCATTGAACATGACATCTGCCACCTTTTCGTTATACACAGATGAAAGAGCCGAATACGCCTCTTCCGCTACCTCCTGTATAGTGCGAATACAGGCGATGAATCGAGCCGTGTTTTCGCTGACAGGTAAACCCTTGATTTGCTCAATGGTTGTTTTCATTTTGCGCCTCCTTTCTTTGCTACGAGTTGATGCAAAAAACAACGTCCACGCTCTGTCCACACGGTGATAGTATTTGTGCCTTGTGTCCCGTCCTGGCGAGTGTAGGAGTGTGTACGCGTCTTTGTGTAACTCTGTCCGCAAAATTTTGCAGACAGCAACCATTGTCCGCTTTGTCTGATCATCACTCCCCAACCCTTTAGCATGTCATGTAGCTGCTCCGCTGTGCGCAGGTCGAGTTCCTTTGCCATCTGCGTGCTGGTGTAGGTGTTTACAGAGTTTAATACGTTGTCGGTGTACTCAACCTTAGGTGCTTGGGCTTTGAGTTGTTCGCTTTGGCTGGTGATGGTAGCTTTGGCGGCTTCGAGTTGCTTTGCGTGCCTTTCAATAGTTGATTGTGCTACTTGCAATGCACGTGCCATAATCAATTCGGGGGTGTCGTCCGCTTGGGTCGCAACATAACCGCCATTCGTGCGTATCTCTTTCAAGATGGCCTTAACACCTCTCTTGAATTGTTTGGCGATAGGCTTACGGCTTTGCATCAAGACTTCATATAAGCCGTTTTCCGTGAGCATCTAAGTTTCGCCTTGACGCCCTAAGTTCAACTTAGACCGTTCTTCTTCATCTACTCTGCTAATCATATCGCTTGTATTCTTCAGCGATAACATAAGAGCGATGTCTTGCGCCTTGAATAGCGGCTCTTGCGGTGTGCCGTACACCTCGAATTGTTGTCCAAGCAATTCCGTCTGTTTTAGGACTTCCGTAGTTCTCAACATAACTATAAAAAATAAGAGGTGCCCACCTTTCCTGCTGTTGAAACTCTACGAGAGAAGTTTTGTGCGCCATTACAGCTAACACACAGGGGTATGGACACCAATATCTATTTTCTTGTCGATGTGGCTATACAAAAATAGCCCTCAACCATTTGAGAGCCTTTGTACTTCGCCCTCGTAAAGTTTCAACACTGCAAAGGTAGGCAATGTTTTTGAGCTGGCAAAACTTTATTATAAGCCATCAGGGCAACCGCATCAAAATGTAAGTACCTGATTATCAACCATAGCTCCAAAATGCAATCATTTGAAAATTAGCAACTTGTATTTTCTCGAAATTTTTGATGCGGTTGCCCTGATAAGCCATTGCATATTATTTCCCTGTGATTTCCTTGTTAGAACTGTCTTATTGGGCGTATCTTTTTCACTTTCACCTTTAAGTCGTAGTTTGCAGATAGAACATAAAAGTTTAACCCAAAAGCATCTTGAGCACTTTTTTCCGATGAAGACCAATAGCAGTTCTTCCAAAATACATTCGATTCCACAAATCCGCCAACAAGATGCATCATACTTTTTAGCATTTCAAGCTCTTTGATAGATGGTATATACCAGTCATTATACCCATTATAGTTGTATCCATTTTTGAAGTGGTAACCTGCACTGCTGGGGTGAATTGCATGTGCAGCCATTATCTGAGTGTTTGATTTCCCATCGTCTAAGCTGGTGCCTATCACGCTGATGTCTCCCCAAGAAAAACCTACTTCTGCCCCCTGTGGACTACTATATTCCAAATCTCTTGTTGCGGCTATAAGTCCACTTTTACCATCTGAATTTAGGCTGAATATCTTTCCACCTTGATACTCATCACCAAGTCGTAATTTTAGGGATACCACCGCTTCCCCTCTATACTCTTTCCCTGAAACCTTTGCGATGCAAACAAGCCTGTGGTCGCCAGGTGCAATATCCTTTATTTGATACTTAATCTGATATGGCGGTGAAATCAATGAGCTTATTTGTTGTCCATCGAAATAGAATAAAACTTCATTGGCTTCTCCCCCTGTAACGATTGCGGAGAAAACGACCTCCATGCCGTTATACATATCGTTGTGGCTTGACGTTGCGACAACTCTTATTGCTTCATCATGGCTATTCGGTTCGTTCTTCTTGCATCCGGAGAATGCTGTAAGCAGCCCTACGAGGGCGGTCATTGTAAGTAGTAATTTCTTCATTGTGTTGTGCTGTTTTGCCCCATCGGTGGTTGTTGCAAAATCCGCAACAACCACTTCCGGGGTGTGATACGGGGCAAATATAGCGATTTGGTGGCTACAATGTAGTTGCGAGCTTCGTTTCCAAAACTTCGGATTTTTGACAAACGAATCGACAAAGCAAAGTCGGCTCATAACTATCTGTAATTGGGAGGGTTACCAGCAGATTGAAGAGTGCGCCGACAAAGAAGCTGACAAACAGCTGACAAACGATAGACAAACGACTGACAAACGACTGACAACTAACAAGAATGATAAGAATGTAAGAATAAAAGAAGATATAGGATATATAGGGGCAAAACGCACGGCGTTTGTGCCACCAACACCTGAAAAAACTAAATCGCTCTTCTCTTCTCACTCTCGTGTTGAAGCATTAGCCCGAATCCGTGTTTGATAACTTAAGCACAAGTATTTACGACCTCTCTCGTGTTTTAATATAAAACATTTTAGATTTGTTTCGATTTGTGAAACGTAACTGAATCAGGATGAAAGAAAAAGTACTCGCGCTACTGAATCAACGCTTTTTAGGCGCGCGAAAAGATGGTCTTAAGGTCTTGGCCGGCATCTTAGCCGTACAAGCGACAACAGAGGAAGAAGCGAAAGCACTTGTAGAGAAGCTCACCAAGGAACAGGTGGAGCAGTTCATCAAGGACTTCCGCGCCGATGTGGATAAGGAGGTCTCGGAGGGAAACAAAACATTCGAGGCCAACCTGAAAAAGAAGTTCGACCTCGTGGAAAAGGTAGAGCCAGGAAATGAGCCTAAGCCGAAAGATGATCCTAAACCGGCAGACGACATCGCAACAATCGTTGCTCAAGCTGTTGCCGGAGCGGTTAAGCCACTGCAGGAAGAACTCAATCGTTTCAAGCAGGGAGAAGTCGGGAAATCAAGGCTTCAGGCATTGCAGGAGAAACTCGCAGCATGCAAGGATGAAACTTTCAAGGCTCAAACATTGAAAGACTTCGCACGCATGAGCTTTGCCGACGATAATGCTTTCAACGAATACTTGACAGAAAAGGAAACCGACATCGTTGCAGCAAATCAGAGTGTAGCAAATGCGAAAATGGCCGGTTCCGGTGGTGCCCCATTGATGGCGCAAAAGACCGAGGACGGGACATCTAAAGCCGTCTCCGACTATATCGCAAGTCAGAAGTCCGAAGCAAACACTCTCACGGGCAAGGAGGTATAATAAACAGGAAAGATGCTTAGTATTAAAAGAGGAAGAGACAAAGGCGTCATTAAATGCGTGCTCCACCGCACGGCAGACATCCCCGGAGGCGTCGGCATTTCGACGGTCAAACTCGGAGGCTCTGCACTGTTAGAGGGTACGCCTATCGGCAAGGGCGCAGACGGGCTTTACGAAGTCTGCAAGACTGTACACGCCATAGCGGATTCGGGTGCATCTCCCAAAAAGCTGGTGGTCTCAAAAGGACACCACTTTAAGGAGGGAGACTACATTGCAGCCAAGAGCTGCAATGGTGCGCAGATTGCATCTATCGACAAGAGTAATCCGGAGAAAGACGTGATCACGCTAAAAGGGCCGCTTGGGGGAAGTTTCACGAGTAGGGCCTGCCTCTATGAAAGTGCCGGAGAAACCGATGCGATCCGGGTTACCCCTATTGCTGTAGCCGGTTCTAACGAAGACGTCGAACAGGGGGCGAACTTGTTCGTATCCGCTTGGGTCATTGGTGTTGTGAGTGAAGAGAACGCGCCTGCGGTCAATGGCGACATTAAGGCGTCATTGAAAGGTATTGTCTACGTATAACCCTTAAAATTTTATCGAAATGCAAAAGACGTTAATGGTAGGGTTGAACGAAAAGGACATGGCCGCCGTGATCCACACCTACGACCTAAAAGATTACTACTACCCGACGCTTTTCCCCCTCAAGGAAACAAATTTCTTGACGTGGAAAATGCTTGAGGCGCAAGCCGGATTGAAGATTGCTGCCGACCTTGTTTCTCGTGGTGCAACCATTCCGCGCAAGATGCGAGAGGCAATCAGTCGAATTCAGGGGGATATCCCGAAGATTTCGATCTCGCGCGAAAAGAACGAGGATGAACTGACTGAGTACGACATCATGGTTGCGATGTCATCCGGAAACCCCGACCTCAAAGCCCTCATCGAGTTTTGGGCGGAGGATACGAAGTTTTGCTGGGATGGCGTTGCCGCCCGAGCCGAATGGATTGCACTCAAGCAGATTTCACTCGGAAAGGTGAAGTTCACGAACTCAAACAACGCAGCTGTTGTAACGGAGTACGACGTGGACTACATGATTCCGAGCGAGCAGAAGATGGGCGTTGCTACGTCGTACACGAGCGGAACAGCCGGTAAGCCTTTGAGCAAGGATATTCCGGAGGCGTTGAAAAAGGGCAAAGCTATCGGCGCAAACTACAAGTTCATGTTCATGAACGTTGAAACGTTTGCCAAGTTCGCTTCACAGGAGGAAGTCATAAAGAGGTGCGCGACGCTGATTGAGAATATCACCGGAGCCACCGACACGCCTGACTTGCAGACGGTGAATGCCTACCTGTCGAGAAAGAAAGAGCTGTACAAGGGGCTTCAAATCATCGTGATCGATCAAGACATCACAATTGAGCTTGCCGACGGCACACGTGAGACGTCGAACCCGTTCGAGGATGACGTTATCCTTTTCTCAGAGAGCAAAGTCCTCGGAAATACGTACTGGAAGCGTCCTATCGATGCCAAGCCTATTGCAGGCAGCGTTGCCGAGAAGGTGATGCATGGGCATACGCTTATCAAGAAGTATTCGGAGGAAAGCCCCGTCAAGGAGGTAACAGAGGGTATCAGCAACCTGTTCCCGGCGTGGAACTTGGCCGGTCGCTCTGTCTTGATGCAAGTGAATGCTACCTCGTGGACTAAGAATTAAGAGACGCAAACTGTGACAAAAAAGACTGTCGGTCAGATGGCGGTGCATCGCCGACCTCTCATGACACGAGCGGCAACCCTTGATGTTTGCAAGCAGACAGGGCAATGCGAACGAAAGACCCGGTACCTCACTGCTCGTAGGTAAGTCTCAATCCGGGGACAGTCTTTTTCACAAGCTCAATCACACACACAAGGCGGCATGACGAACAAACAATACTTACTCACAACCCTATCAGGGCTTGGGGTCTCGGAGGACGACGTCGAGGTCATCCTGCTGAAAGCAGGGATTGACGGAGGCGCGGAGGTCGATGTCTTGAGGTGCGACGAAGCTATCTACAAACGTTTCTCCGTAGTGCTCAAAGGAGCCGCGCAGAACGTTTCAGAGGGCGGTTATTCGATCTCGTGGAACATGGACGCCGTGAAGTTCTTCTATGCTTCGCTTTGTGCCGAATTAGGGCGCGAGAATGTATTGTTTAGTCGCCCGAAAATCCGCAACCGGTCGAACATTTGGTGATATGATCATACAGTACCCTCATTACCTGTTTGCGCTTCAATCGACGGGGGAATCCGTGCAGGACGAAGACGGCTATTGGACAGAAAACGCCCAGCAGCCCGTACTCTTGTCTAAGTGCAGGGAGGAAACCGACGGCAGAGGCTCGGAGGTACAGACTGCAGATGGCACATTTCGCAAGTTCTCGTCACTTATCCAAATACCCAAGGGGGCTTTGGTGGTGGAGGACGGAACAAGCGTGCTTGTGGCAGAGCGCGAGGATGGCTCCGGGGTACACATCAGGGGCAAGGTGCTTAAGTTTGACAAGGGGCAGTTACATTCACGACTATGGGTGTAGAGGCACAATTCACAACGGAGGTCGTTCGGGAACGCTTCGAGGCGTTTCTGCAAGAGATAGTCCGGCAGCAGGTTGAAGCCTTGCAACAGCTGGGGGAAATGTGCGTAATACACGCACGATCCATCCCTAAGGAGCAAGGGTTTGAAGACCAAACCGGCAATCTGCGCTCCTCAATCGGGTATGTGGTGTTCGTCGATGGCGTTGCCGTACACTCACTCTACGAGGAGGTGAAAGGTGGCAGCATCGGAGCAAAGACCGGTGAAGCACTCGCACACAAGGTTGGACAGGGCACACAGGGCGTTTGTCTTGTCGTAACGGCAGGGATGAACTACGCGCTGCACGTCGAGAGCCGAGGCCGTGACGTAATAGCAAGTGCCGAGCAGCTGGCGGAACGGGAGTTGCCACGCATGATTGAGCAGCTCATTAGCGATATAAAGAGCATTTGATAGATGAATACCTCTTTTGACATCGACAGTATTGTCAGAAAGCTGCTTGTCCAAGCAGGAATCGAGACGAAAATCAGTGGCAGAATCTGCTACCAAAATGACCGCCCCGATAACTCGGACAAAGAGGATATAGCAATCAACACGATTGCGATGACGCAAGACTACTTGCCGCAGATTGCGACGAGCAATGTAAACGTCTATGTCCCGGATATGACGGTCAGGATCGATGGAAAAGAGCAAAAGAAGCCTAACCATAAGCGTTTGGCAGAGCTGTCAAGGCTCGTGTTAGGAGTGTTGAGGAGTGCAAACATCGAGGGCATGAAGCTAATACCGGAAAATCAATCGGTACTGGCAGGGACGAACGTGAGCCAGCACTTTTGCAACATACGAATAAGCTGGAATATACAAACAGGAAAATAACAGAAATATGATCACAATCGGATTATCGGAAATCAAGGTCGCTCCGGCAGCTCCCAATGGGACGATGCCGCAGGAATCGGCTATGACGAAGATTGGCAAGACCTACAAGGACACGGCCAAAATCAGTCAGGAGCAGGCGGAGGTGACAGAGCACTTCGAGGAGGGTCGTTCTGCCCCGGAGGTGCTTAAGAAGAACAAGAAGATTCCCAAGCTCACCTTTTCAATCATGGATGCCGACATCGACGCGCTGGTGGCCTATATCGGTGGTACCAAGGTTCCGAAAGGGAGCGGAGGAAAGACCAAATGGGCGTTTGACGGTAACGAGCCGGTGGAAAACAAGGCTATCCTTGTGAAGAGCGAACAAGGGCTTAACTTTGAGATACCTAATGCGGATATTGAAGCCGTTATCGACGCGGACATGTCGGCAAAGGGTATCTTCCTCGTCAATTTCACCGTCACACCTTGCGCGGTAGCGTCTGGAAAGGCCTTACGAGCCTACGACCCTAAGGAGACGTAAATATCTTTTTCATAATGTTTCTTCATAGTTGTTAGTCGAAGCCCCGACCCGTGCGTGCATGTGTTCGGGGCTTCTTTCTTAGAAATCTATGCGAGTAAAGGATAACAAGCGCGCATTAGAGCAGGAGCGCGCAGAACTCAACACGATGATCAACCGCGGCGTATCCTTTGAGGTGCAAGACGTGGAGGTACAGCGCAAGCGGTACTTCTTCGGACTCCTAAAAAAGAAAACGCTCACCCCGGTCACGCGCAAGTTTACAATCGAAGAGCCGACGCTTGGGACGCTCGACAGACTTTCCGCCGAATGGGTCGAAATGGCTATCGACGAGGAGGCTCTAAGGGGCGAGAATGGAATGCTCCAAGCGCGGATAATGACCAAAAAGCATGCACGGCGTTGCGCCAAGGTTATAGCCCTTGCCGTACTCGGCTCCGACTATTTGGTGCCTAAATTGGGCGTTCGTGGAGGAATACGATATGAGTACGACACGGCTCGACTTGAAGAGCTTACCGGGCTGTTTGCCCGTCAAATCAAGCCGTCGGAGCTATATCAGATATACGTCCTCATCACGGCGATGTGCAATCTCGGGGATTTTTTGAACTCTATTCGATTGATGTCCGCCGACAGGACAAGCACGCCGGATCGGATAGAGGAAGGGGACTAAAGAGTCCGTACGGGCGGCGTGGCGCGATATGCGCGCACTTCGGTTGGACTTACGACTATCTCGTGAACAGCATTGCTTGGTCTGTGGTGCAGAGGATGATGATAGATGCTCCGAATTATGACGTTGAAGACGAGGATGAGATAGTCCTGACTGAGCAAAACAGCAGCGATATTATAGACTACGTAAACAGCTTGATGTAGGATGGCAAATATAGACGGCGGATCACTATCGTTTCGGTCGTTGCTCGACAACGGGCAGTTCGACGAGGCGATACAGGAATCATTGAAGCGCGTGCAAGGGCTTTCAGATGCAACCGTATCAGGCGGTAAGAAGATGGACAAGGCTTTCCTGCAAACGGCGGACGGAATCAGGCAGGCGATAGGACAGATCGGGCAGGCGTGCGAAATGCATGAGAGGGCTTTGTCGGAGCTGGAGGCTAAGTACAACCAGCTTGGCAAAGAGGCACAGGATGCCCTCGGTGCAGGACGAATGGACGAGGCGCGCAGGGCGAAAGATATGCAGGCAGCTATCGCCGGTGAAATGGCAGTAAGAAAGCAAGCCCTCGCTGAGGCGAGGGAGCTGTCCGATGTCTTAGAGGAGGAGGCGCAGAAGCGTGAGAGGCTGACAACCGGGATCAAGAGGAACGAAACCGCGCAACAGTCGTTGCGTGGACGAATCAAGGAGCTAAAAGAGGAGATGGCTCTACTCATCGAGCAGGGTATAGACCAGCAGAGTGCATCATACAAAGCCCTTGTAAATGAGCTGGGACGCTTGCAAGATATTCAAGGAGACATCGCAACGCAAGGTAAGATCCTCGCAAACGACGAGGCTAAGTTTCAGGGGTTTATTCAGGGTATTTCAGGGTTAGCCGGAGGGCTTTCTGCTGCAACCGGAGCTGTGTCGCTGTTTGCAGGCGAGAACGAGAACTTGCAAAAGGTCATGACTAAGGTGCAAAGCGTGATGGCAATTGCTATCGGTATGCAACAGGTAGCGCAGACGCTCAACAAGGACAGTGCGTTTCAGCTCGTTACGCTGAACGGGCTGAAAAGCTGGTGGGCAGGCGTCGTCGCAAAAGCAACTGTCGCAGAAACAGCCAACACGGCGGCCACGGCGGCCAATACAGCTGCTAAGGAGGCGCAGGCAGCTGCCACGGCGCAGAATGCTGTTGCGCAAGGGGCTAATACGGCAGCTACAACAGCGCAAACGGTTGCCGCGACAGCAGGCACTACGGCAAACTTGGGCTTCGCCGGTTCTCTTCGTCTCGTTGGGGTTGCGCTCAAATCCATCCCGGTGTTCGGTTGGGTGCTCGCCGGTATATCCGCGCTGATAGGCCTTGTGGTGCACTTCTCAAGTAAGGCGCGAGAGGCGAAGAAAGCACAGGAGGAGTTCTCGAATGCGATGATAGAGGGAGCATACAAGCCGATCGGAAAGATCGAGGAACTTTCAGCGAAATACACCGCCCTCGGCAACAACATCAAGGACAAGGAACAGTTCGTCAAGGACAACAAAAAAGCCTTCGAGGAACTGGGCGTGTCTATTACAAGCGTCCGGGATGCAGAGAACCTGCTGATCAGCAACAAGGAGGCGTTTATCGAGGCGCAGATGGCTAAGGCAAGGGCGTTGGTGCATAGCCAGCAAGCGACAGAGAAAATCAAAGAGAAAATGAAGCTTCAGGCCGAGTACGAAGCTATGTCCGACACTAAGAGAAAAAGCTTTTTCCTCGATGGTGGAAACTACACAAGTATAACAGTCGAAAACGAAGAAAAGAAAAGAAAGAAACGGGAGATAGAAGCTCTTGACAAAGAGATAAGGAAAGGCTACGAAAACGCCGCAAAGGAGGAAGCCGCTGTCATCGAAAAGATGAAAAAGTCGGGAGTAAACGCCACCAAGGAATACGCAAAAGGAACAGTCGGGGCCATCGAACAGGCTATTTCAGAGAAGCGAGAAGCTTTGAAAGACTTAGTCCCCAATTCCGCTGAATGGAAGGCGACACATAAGGAGATCGAGGAGCTGCAAAAGAAGTTGGCACAGCCGGGCAAGTCGGAATCATCGAGCAAAAAAGACCCATTCGTCGAAATGCTGGATAAGCGAAAGGCGGAGTACCAGAGATTCCTGTCTTGGGTCAATTCCGGGGACAAGGTACTGGCCAAGTCTTCCGAGACGGAGTTCAAAGGATTGCTTGCGCAGGGGGCTACTTATATCGACTACTTGAAGAAGCAGCGCGATATAATCCAATCCGTAGACGCCGAGAAGCGCACTAAGGAGCAGAACAAGCAGTTGCGGACGCTTAACGATCAGATAGCCGAGGAGACAAAGAAGACAGTCCTTGAGAGGTTCAACACCGAGCTGTCGGATCAGTTGAATAACGCAAAGACAACACTTGAAATCCTGAACATCATAGAAAAGAAACGGGAGGGTCTCGCGAACGATGGGACGGAGCTTGACAACGAGAAGAAGCAGGCCTTAGCCGACGCAGAAAAGGGCGCGCTACAGAGGCAGAGAGAGGAGACACAGAAGCTGCTCGAAGATTACGCGTCCTATCTTGACAGAAAGATTGCCCTCGACTTGCGGTATAGCAACGACTTAGCATTACTCGAAAAGGCAAGGGCTAAGGCAACAACAGACGAGGAGCGCAAAAAGATAGACGCAGCAATCGCTAATCGAAAAGAGAAGCACAAAAAGGACGGCAAGCTGTCAGGCGATCCGGAGTATGATCAGATGCTACAGACCTACAAGTCGTTCGAGGAGAAGATGACAGCCATCGCCGAGGAGTTCACCGAAAAGCGCAAGAAAGCGCAGGAGCACGGGAATACAGAGATGATCGCACAGCTCGACAAGGCGGAACAGCAATTGAAATCGAAACTCGCACTTAAAGAACTACAAGAAAGCCCCGACTGGGAAAAGCTGTTCGGGAACCTCGACGAGGTCGGAACGAAAGAGTTGGAGAAACTCCTCGAGCTTATCGAAGGAAAGACGGTTTTCCTCGGTGTTGAGTTCGACCCGAAAGACCTCGACGTTATTAAGGGCAAGATCAAAGAGCTAAAGAACGAAATCCGAGAGCGCAACCCGTTCGGTGCTCTTAAACAGGGATTTGAGGACTTCAGGAAAGCCGCGACCGAGGGCGACAAGATGGCCGCCCTTGCAGGCATGATGGATAGCGCGACAAAGGCCGGCTCACAGGTGAAAGGCATCCTGACGGACATCATGGGCACGCTTGATTCATTAGGTGTCGAGGGGCTTGACGAGGTGGGATTCGCCCTGCAAGCTGTCGAGGGATTCGCCAGCGGAGCGCAGGACGCCATCATGGGAATTGCAAGCGGCAACCCCGTGCAAGCCGTTGCCGGTGCTGTAAAGGCGATCGGTTCGGTGGTAAGCTATTTTGCTGGAGCCAACGACCGGAGAGCCGAGAAAGCAATCAAGATGCATCAGGAGAACGTCGAGAAACTGACCTCTCTCTACAAGCAGCTGGAGTGGCAAATATCGAAAGCCTTTTCGACTGAGAAATACAAGCATCAGCACGACGCAATAAAAAACATGAAGCAACAGCAAAAGGAGCTTGCTGCTATGATTCAGGCCGAGAAGTCGAAGAAAAAAACCGATTCGGACAAGATCAAGGAATGGGAGGAACGAATCAAGGATATAAACCGAGCAATTGCGGACATGATCGAGGAGATGAAGAATGACCTTCTCGGTTCTGACGCGAAGAGTATTGCATCCGAACTCGGAGATGCGCTAACAGATGCTTTTGAGAATGGCAAGAATGCCGCACACGCTTGGGGTGACACGGTTAAGAACATTATCAACAACCTTGTCAAGAACATGATCATTCAGAAAGTACTTTATGATCCTATCAAAAACATAATCGACAAATACACTTCCAAGTGGGTCGATAAAGATGGGAATTTTGCTGGACTTGATGCTGTTATAGGCGATATAGACAATCTCAATGACGAACTGACAGGGCTGTATCCGCAGCTTGAGGGCGCGCTAAACGCCCTCAAGGACAAGCTAAACTTATCACTGTCGCCGGACTCTCTCAGCGGTGCGGTGAAAGGCGTAACGGAAGAAACGGCCGGTATCGTGGCCGGACAGTTGAACGCTATGCGTATCAACCAAGCAGAGGCTTCCGAGATTCTCCGGCAGCAGCTTGCCGTGCTGTCTACTATCGCACAGAATACGGCTTACAACAAGCTTCTCGTAAACATCTACAGGGAGCTTAAGGGCATTAATATATCATCATCAACAAGCCCGTTGAGGGCAAAAGGACTGCTTTAATGGACACAAAAAAGATAGCAAAACAGCTCGCGAAAGACGCTAAGGCGAAAGGCATCTGCAAGGAGTGGCACGATGACCTGAAACGCTTAGATAGCAAGCGTCAGATGATCGACATGTATATACGTGGAATAGACTTCTGCCTGTCGAATGAATTTCCGAGCAATGACTATATACGCGAGAATTTCAAAGGGCACATGGAGGATCAGGGCGTATTCCTCGATGACCGTATCGACCTGACGAACTTCCGCCGGTGCGTTGCGCTCGGCAGGACGAAGGGCAAGATCTTAGTGACATCATACGGCGTTTGCGAGGTGTTCGCGAAGCACCAATCCGCACTCGACATCGCAGTCGAGGATAATGCTTTTGTCGAGATAGATATGTTCGATGATTCGGTGGTTTCGGTCACAAGCTCCGGCAAGGCAAAAGTGCACATCAACCGATATGGCGGAACGCTTTCTACAGAGCAGCAAGACGATAGCGCAATAAAGGTCGAGGAGAAAGGACGCAAAACTTATTAACAGCACAGCATGGAGGAGAGAGACAGAGCACGACAGCAGGAGATTGACGAGAGCGTCATCCTGTACTTCCCATTCGACGAGCCTGCCGGCTCTAAGGTTGCATACGACTATAGCGCAACGCGATCGGACGTGCAAGTCGGCACGGCCTCGCTGGTTACAGGGAGGATGGGTAATGCGGTAAGGTTCGCAGGCAATGACAAGATCGCAACAACAAAGCAGGTACCAATCAGCCTCTCCGGCGACTTCACGCTCGCGTTTTTCGCAAAGGCCCTGTCGGCAGAAACGGGAGCACCCAAGAAATTCATTTGGCTGCTGAACTTCGCCGGCATAAACAAGTACGTAGAGGTCGAGGTCGAATCATCAGCAAGTTCTTTTAAACACCTTGCTCTCGTCAAGTCAGGTGGGCTGTACACCTTTTATGAAAACGGTGTGAAAATAAAGGGATATTCAGGGGCAAGCACGCTCGCAGGGCTGTCGCTGAATCAGGACTATTACGGGGGAAAATATGGCTTTGGGCTTCTTGACGACGTTAAGATTTACAACAGAGCTTTAACACAGGAGGAGATTGTAGGAGAAGCACATGGGGAGAAGTTGCTTACGTACTCAATCGATGGCGTAGACCTGAGAGAATACGGCGTGTTTATATCAGACTCTGAGGGTGTAATGAATAGGCCAAAGACCAAGCGCACCCAGTCGGTCTCGTGGGACGATTACCACGGGGAGGACGTAGACCTGAAACATATCTACTATGAACCTCGGGAGATAACCCTGCACTGCTTTATCCCGGCGAGCAGTAAGGTAGACTTCGCGATGAAAGTCTCTCGGTTCGAGCAGCTGTTCGACAAAAAGGGACTCCGCCGTCTTACGATAGACGTGCATCCGACAAAGCCGCTTATATACAACGTCTACTGTCGAGATGAGATAGTCGTCGCGAAAGAGTGGAGCGACCGGCAGATGGTAGGCACGTTCAAGCTTAAACTGATAGAGCAGCAGCCGGTGAAGAAAATATTGAAGCACATATACTCTTCGAGTGACACGCAGGATTGCCGAATTCTTTTCAGTACTGATAAGCTGATCAATATCGACTGGGGAGATGGCGTAATTTCAGAGGATGTCTCAGGGCAGATGGGGGTTTCTCACGGATATGCGAAGAAAGGCGAGTACTATATAGTCATAACGGGCTGTATCGAAGAAATAAAAAAAATTGAAACAAACGCAATAGTCGTATGGGACAGATTATAGTAACGAGGCGAGACGGGAGCGAGTACCCTCTTGCTGTAAAAAAAGACGCGACAACGATAACGAGCGCACGCCAAAATTGGTCGCTCCTCTCGGAGGACGTTGTCAATATAACGGTCGAAAGCCCGTATCCGCAGGATTACCGCATCGGGGATGCCATTCGCGCTTTTGCACGCGACTACCGGCTCAACAGGCTGCCACGCGTGAGAAAGACGGGGGTGTATAAGTACACATATGACCTAACGTTTGAGGGCGTTCAGTACGACCTTTTAAGGGTGTTCTACGACCTGACGATAGAGACGACGAGTAATGTACTACAAGACGTACAAGGCGATACCTTAACAGGAGATCTGATAAGATTTGCAACAGTACTTGTGTCAAACGCCAATCGCGTGTATCCAAACCGGTGGAGGCTTGGGAGCTGTCCCGGGACAGTATCTGATAAAACGCTCTCATTCAGCGAGGGCGACAACTGCTTGGCTGTGCTACAGAATCTCTGTAAGGAGTTCGAGGTGGAGATGGAGATCGTGCAGGTGTCAGGCGTATATGTGATCAATTTTCACGAAAAGGTTGGCGCTACCTTGCCCATCGAGTTCTCATTCGGCAAGGGAAATGGCTTGTACGCCCTGGACAGGCAGAACGTGGACAGCAGTAACATCATTACGCGCCTAAAGGCGTACGGCTCGACTGATAATATAACACACAAGTACCGTGCACATAGGCTGTGTCTCCCAGGCAAGAGCAAGGCGCAATCATTCATCGAGAAAATAGAAGCCGTGAGAAAATACGGCATCCACGAGGCGTGTAAGATATTCGAGGATATCAAGCCGACATTCAATGGACGGATAACCGGAACGTTTGTTGGTGAAGTATTGAAGTTCTCGGATGCCTCTATGTTCGATCTCAACGAAAAAGAACCGGATGGAGAGACAAAGTATCTGATTGCAGGCGTGAGTGCAAAAATTCACTTCAATACCGGAAACCTTGCCGGCTATGAGTTTGATGTGCATGAGTACGACCATCCGAGTCGTACTTTTACACTGAAGCAATTTCAAGACGAGAGCGGGCATAAGTTCCCGTCCGATAATGCAGTAGCATTTCAGTTCGACGTCGGTGATGAGTACAAGATCCTCGATGTAACCCTGCCCGGTAGATACCAGCAGGAGGCGGAGGAGAAGCTGAAAGAGGAGGCGGAAAAACACTACAACGAAAACAGCCAACCGAAAGTAAAGTACGGGCTGAGTGTGTCGAAGTCTTACCTCGAAAAGTTATTCGGCACTGATGCTTCTGCAAATGTTTTCTCTCCCGGAGACTCATTGCATATTATTGATGCCGGCATCGGCGTAGACAAGTCGGTTAGAATACAGGCAGTAGACAGGAATCTGCTTGATGTGTACGATTACACGCTCACTATATCCGACACTGTTGAGACGAGTATATTGTCGTCTATGGTTTCCGAACTCTCGTCTGTAAATAACGCGATAACGATGAATGGCCTTAGCGATCCGGCAAAGGCGAAATCGAATTGGCGGTCTTCTCGTGAAATAATGGGCATGGTATTTGACCCTGACGGAGACTATTACACAGATAAGATAAAGCCCAACTCGGTCGACACTCTGGCTCTATCCGTTGGAGCGAAGTCTATGCAATTTATCCTAAGCGGCACAACATTTGAGGCGAACTTCAACGGCAACAAGAACGCTGTGAGGATAATCGGCGGGTCTCTTGTTCATTATGCTATAGAAGAGGTCATTAGGACATGGAAAATGTCGAATACGACCCAAACGATGAACGATGACAAACAGGCATATTATATATACGCTAAGTGTCTTAGACGAGGCAATAGCGGCGTGTTTTTGTTTAGCACAGAAACTATAAAGGCAGACCAAGATCCGAATTATTACCATTTCTGGGTGGGCGTCCTTAACTCTGTGGATCCGGAGCTCCGAGTGCGCTCCATCGCGCTTATGTACGGATTCTCGATGATAAATGGGCGGTTCATTACGACCGGGCGCATACAGAGCGGCGACAAGTCTACGTATTTCGACCTCGACGACGCTGAGATTGCGGGGCGGATAAATTTCAAGGACGGACTTGTTTCCGGAGACATCGGCGTTGGGAATTCACTTGGCATAAACGCCGGTATTTGCGGCGACGGTATATCTCTGTCATCAATTCGGTTCTACGCAGGAGCTACGAAGCAGAACAAGCACCTCGCCCCGTTTCGGGTACAGCAAGACGGAACGGCGATTGCACAAAGGATAAAAATATCAGGGGAATCAACGTTCAGCGGTATGGTAACGGGCATAACAGGAAGCTTCAAGCGGCTTATCTGTGTGAACGAAAATTCTCAAGAAGTAGGCTCTATTCAGTTCGGCTCGGATGGCAAGATGTGGTTTTCCGGCGACCTGTTTTCGCAAGGCTACGACTACACACTTGGGCGTGGGTATAGGCTCTACGCTTCGAGCATTTGGTGCCGTGGCAACTTTGGTGCACGGTCTCTAAACACACTCGTGGTAAACGGATCAAGCGGATACTATTATGTAAATGGACTCGGAGCAAACAACGGGCGTATTCCGGTTACATTCAATCAAGCTACATCAGGCGGTGGCGTCGTTTACTATGATATACCGCTCTATGGGGCAATGGGGGATGCCGCAGGTTTTGCTGTTGATCTCATCGTAATCAACGCGAGACAAAGGCACAACTACAACCTTGTAGGAGACCAAGGTAAGTCTGTACTTGTCGCAAATGCCAACGATCAATTAAGCCACTATATATTCGCACACGGCGCACTACAGGAGTTGCGCGGTGGGCTGGTATCCACGCTTGTAAATGTCGGATATGCGAACATGGTACCTGCGCAAGGATCGACCGTGCTCGGCGCAGGTTGGTTGTTTGCCTCGCAATACGACAACAGCTGGGGGTAAGTTATGCTTAACTTATAAAAAGACGTGTTTTATATTAAAACACGTAGCTAAGTTTGTAAAGAACAAATTCTGCAAAAAGATAATGGATTCACGATCAGGGGAACAGGCGTCTATTCAAATCGGAAAAATAGGCGAAATAAAAGGGCTTGAAAACGGCGATTTCTCTCTGCCTGATGGGCAGTGCTTCAACTTAAAGAATGACGGTGTAAGCGCCGTAGAGTTGACCGTACAGCTCGCCGGCATGGAGGAGGGCGATTTCGTCACAACACGGTTTGATGTTGGATGGAATCCCGAAATTATTAAGGTTGTGAGGCAAACGTCACAGCCGTCTGGTAGCTTGAAATGGGGGTACTGATATGGGGTTACTGATAGGGATAGGGAGAAGCAATCCGGAGTCTCCGTACAACATGTGGTACGGCGTTGAGGGTGACTACTCAAGCCTCGACTACAAGCTGAAACGGGTCGGGAATTTGGACTTGCACAGGTCTTTGCCTATACAGTCCAGACTGCGACGGTTTGTGGAGAATGCGGACGGCTCTGTGAAGTATTATTTGCACGGAAACGACAGCAGGAGGAGAGACAACGGAGAGCCTGCGACGATAGACTCAACAGATGGAAATGTAATGCTCGAAATACCTGAATACTATATGAAATTTGAGGTATCAGGGACGAAATGGCTGTTTGCCATTTCAGAGTATCCGCTTCCGGGGTTTATCAAGCAGGAGCGTAAGACTATAAGCCCGTGGTACGCAACGATAGACTCACAGACAAACACGGTGGTGTCCGGGTGCTTCCTGACGTGGCGAGGTAATAGCATTGCTCGCAACGAGCAGGGTCTTATTATCTATACACAAGGAGCAGAGAGATACCGGGGCGGAGGAGGTCTGAGTGATGCAGGCTTGGATAACACGCCGAAATCACAAGTAGGCATGGCGCGCACGGGCGTATCTCGTGACAATGTCAGAGCGGCGTGCAAGCTCGGCACTCATCACGGGTCTTACAGGGCATATAATCAAATAGCATGGCTTCAACGGATCGAATACGCTTCTCTACACTGTCAAGACGAGTTTCAGCCTAATCTGGCGTTAGGAGGCTTCAAATCCGGTGGGCTTGGAATCGGCTGTGCTGTGCCTATGTCCGAATTAGCCGGCTGGAACGAATACAAGCCTTTCGTGCCGTCGGGGGTTACGGCGACCCTTGGCAATCAAACGGGCAGGGTTGTATATTCGATAAAAGGATGGAACAATACACCTGAAAAGATCATCCAAGTTACATCCTACCGAGGGCTTGAGACCCCGTTTGAATACCTGTGGTTGCAGGCGGATGACCTATTTGTACTCAACATGCTAACAGGCGGAGTGAAAGAGAGCTGGGCGTATGTCTGCTCTGAGCCAAGCGGATTCTCAACTCCGAAATTAACGTCTGCTAATAGTGATGCCCCTGCTGGATACGAAAGGATTGCAAGCCTGCCAACAGAGTCGGGCTATGTAAAAGCTATTTCTGTATCCAGTCAAGGGTACGGGTTCCCAATGTCTCTCGGAGGTTCGAGCGTGACTGGCTCGTGTGATGGCGTTTCAGCACCGAGTTCTTTTTCTTCGACGTGGGTGCACGGCTTACTGAGTGGGCCTGCGCACGATGGAGGTAAATGCGGATTCGGGTGTATAGCAACATATCGAGAGGTAAGTATATCGTATGAGGATTACGCGTTTAGATTATGCAGAGGATAACGAATGATACAGACAGGATTACTATCAACTGAGCAGCCGAGTAAGATACAGTCGCTCAATAATGGACAGATGACCGTCCTTTATAACTACGACATCGAAGAGGTGCAGACGATCACAAGCGAAAGCGGAACCATAGAGGTCGTGCCGGGAGGCTCGGAGGGTCAAGAAACAACAACAATGTACAGATATAGCTGTGTCAGGGTAGAGTACCCGATCACGGCGGATAACATATTTGCGACTCTCCTGTCGGAGAAATACCCGGAAAAAGTGGAGCGCAAGCTTGCCAACGAGTACGAGAGTGCTCAGCTTGGCATCCTGCCTGTCGAACACAAGAAGCCTTACGAAGACTTCTTGCGCGACAGGGTAGCAATCCGCGCGATGGTGGACGCGGACTGCTTAGAGTATAACATACCGATTGACTTACCGGCATAATGGAAAAAATTTTAGCGACCCTATGGATACTGTTCGGTATCTATATGATGGTCTTGATGGCCATCTTAGCTGACCTCTGGTCAGGGATAAGAAAGGCGAAAAAGAACGGCATAGCCCGTTCAAGTTATGGCTTCAAACGGACGATCGACAAGGTAGCACGATACTATAACGTGCTGCTTGCTTTGACCGTAGTCGACGCTATGCAGATGGCATCGACGTGGTACCTTGAAACGTACTACGAATACAGTCTGCCGGTATTTCCGTTCATAACGCTGCTTGGTGCAATAGGTATCGGGTTAATCGAAATCAAGTCTATATACGAGAAAGCGGAGGACAAAGTTCGGATAGACAATGTAGCGACGCTCGCCGGTCAGGTTATGTCAAACAGGGACAACTTGGACGCGATCGCAAAGGCCGTTTCTGAATACATGCACAAGAGAGAGGAGGAAAAGAAAGAAGATGGCAAGGGTTGAGCTGTTAGCACCATATATAAAGAAGTGGGAGGGCGGTTTTGTTCATGATCCTGCCGATGCCGGTGGAGCTACCAACATGGGCGTAACCATTGGAACTTACGAGGTTTATTGCCGCAAAAAAGGCTATCCACGCCCAACGGTAGACCGTCTGAAAGGGCTGAAAGAAAAGGAGTGGATCGACATCCTGGAAACGCTTTACTGGGATCGCTGGCAAGCCGACCGCATCAAGTCCCAAAAGGTAGCTAATATCCTTGTCGATTGGGTTTGGGGGAGTGGCAAATACGGCATCACTATTCCTCAGCGATTGCTGGGAGTGGAGCAGGACGGCGTTGTCGGAGAAAAGACCCTCAAGGCCATCAATGACGCAGACCCCGATGAGCTGTTTGAGTCCATCTTCAACGCGCGTCGTAAGTTCTTAGAGGACATCACAGCAAGAAGCATTAGAAGATACGAGGAGCGTATCGGACGAAAGGCAACTGAAAAAGAGCTGCTAAAGCATACCAACAAACGCTTCCTGAAAGGTTGGATGAACCGACTCGAAGATATTAGGCGCATCAAATGATAAAGATATTATTCGTTCTTATTCTTACTCTCATTTCCGCCTGTTCGAGCAGAAAGGAGGTACAGCTGAATCGCAATAGGCTTGATTCCGTTTCGTTGTCCCTTTCGAGGGAAAACGCTTTCGACAGGCTGGCAGAAGCTATGCGGAAGAGTCAAAGGCGCGCGAGCGTTACGGAAATAGAGTTCTATCGTAGCGATAGCACAATCTTTGACGTGTCTATTGACAACGCAGCTGTAGACTTAGCACGCATTAGAGGTCAGCCTATCAAGTCGATACGGCAAACAACTGTCGAGGAGCTGGAGGAAAACAAGGGAAAAGAATCAGAGAGCTCAACGAATAAGGAGGCGAGAGAAAAGGCCGTTGTACGCAAAGAAACGAAGTCCGAGCAAAAGAGGACAGAAACGAAAGGCGTATCACTAAAAGGATACATTTACACTGCTTTGTTTGCCATAGCGATGTACTTATTTCATAGACCTGTCAGTAGCCTAACGAAAAGGCTGCTGAAAAGAAAAAGGAAAATACCCTGAGGTTCAACATGATAAAAGAAAAGCCCCGAAACATAGCATTTCGGGGCTTTTTCGTGTACACTTTCGTGTACTTGGTTTGTAAGTCCTTGAAGATCAAGGTTTATTGCGGAGAGAGAGGGATTCGAACCCCCGGTACCTTTCGGTACGGCGGTTTTCAAGACCGCTGTAATCGACCACTCTACCATCTCTCCTAATCAAGAAATACATGAGGCATCTCTTAATGACGGTGCAAATATAAGAATATTTTCTAAATGGACAATGCAGCAGGACGATCGCGTTTGAAAATTTTAGTCTCTTTCCTCTATAGAGACCTTTGCACGGCGATTGGTGTGTATT